TTTAAGACTTTTCTTAACGTAGAAGTTTTTAAGTTCGTTGGTCCTAGGTTATAGGTCCATGCTACAAGGGCATCAAACTGGTTTTGTTCTAACGGTACGTCAATAAGATCTTCGACGTATTCTTCAAATTCCTCTAGGTCCTTGGCTAACAGTTCTTCTGCTTGATGCTGCGATATCTTCATACCCTCGACCACGTTTTTAGTTGTGCCGTAGCCTATTGTCAACACGCCAGCAGAACACAAATAACTTTCTAGCTCGCAACCTTCAAAGTGTTTTATCAAATCTATGCCGTTTTGCGATATCTTCATTTTGCCTCCTTGGTTGTAACTTTTCTGTAGTACACAACAACCTCTTTGAGTTCGTTGATGTAACGTTTAAGTTCTTGCATATTGTAAGACATGAGTTCGTAGTCTGGTATAGACATAGCAACAAAAACAACTCTGCCTTCTTCCTTTTTTAGTTTGTCTAAGAACTCATCGATGTTCTTCTCAGATACTACATACCAGTACGGTTCTTTTAAATCTATACCTCTAGGCAACATAGGCTGTGCTATCTGCCTATCTATTGGTTTAGATATGACGTCTACTTGTTTAGGAATCAGGCTGCAACTGTAGACCGTCATTAAGACGATCAATGCTACGGCTGTCTGCTTCAATACTGTCGAATACATCTTTAGTGCCATTGTTTACTCTAGTTTCTATAAGTCCGGGTTTAGCTGCGGCTAGCTTACTTAGATTGTGTCGTTTGAAGATATCTAAGTATCTAGACATCTCTGCCTCTATTTCTTGGTTGCGTGACTGTATGGCTAGTAGCCCTTCGGTCTGCACTTTAAAATCAGATTGCAAAGATTCTATCGCAGCTCTTTGTTCTTGGTCCCTCAACTCAAAAGCTTGGTTGAGTGAAGCCAGTCTCGAGTTCTGGCTCCATAGAAAGTATAGGGCTATAGCTAATACCCCTACGACTCCTAATAATATTCTACTCACTCTTCGTATAAGTTATTAAATGTTATCAGCGAATCCAAATAACTTTCGTGCCCCTCAGCTGAATGTAAATGTTGCGACGGAGCAAAGTCCGGCGCCCCCTGTCCTGTAACCCAAAGTGCTGGGCTAGTCGCTCGCACTCTGTTGTTTGGTAAAGCAACCATGTTGCCTTTCCATTTACAGTCTTCAGTAATATAAAGTAAATGCGATTGCTTGTGTTGCGCTGGGCAATCAGCTATCGCGTTATTGGTGTAGTCAACGGTAAACAAATACTTACCTGTGTAGAACTCGCCATCGATCTTACATTGCCAAGGACTAGAGCTGACTCTGTCCATGGTAACAATAGAATGATCTCTAGACTCGCAGTCCCATGGTTGTGCTAAATGATCTTCCATGGGTTCTGGCCACTCGTCTACGGGTATATCTGCTATTAGCGCTTGTATTGGCATACGTGCCCACATAGCACCACCGTGTATGTTTTTATCAGGATCATCTTCTTCAAATCCTGTAAAGACCACTTGAAAACTTAACGACCTATCTGGAATTGTGTTCACCGCTATAGCCAAGGCGTGTAGGTACTCGCCGTGGTATCTTAGATGATTAGCGGTAAACTCCCTTCTTACCCAACACGGAAAGTGTGGGATATTACTAATCAGATGTGCCACTCGTTATCTTCTTTTCTTTCCGCCTTTTTTAGCGTATTTAGCTTTTTTAACCTTTCCGCCTTTTCTCATGCCTTTAGCTTTTTTCATTACTCCGCCTTTTCTCATACCTTTGGCTTTTTTCATCATTCCCGGCATATCTATCTCCTTTTTTTCTTTGCAGAAGTTTTACGTTTTTTCTTCGTTGCAAAAGTTTTAACATTTGTTGGTTTACCACCAACCCCTTGAGCTTTCGCTCGTTTACGCCTTACGGCGCTTGCCCGTTGCGCTTTTGTCATAGACATAGCTTTCGAACGCGGCACACATTTCGGGTAGCCTTTCTTTTTAGTAGACGCTTTCTTACGTCCACACTTAGCAAAGCCACCTTTCTTGTTCTTTCTTCCAATATCGACCCAGTCTTCTTGGAACCACTTTTTTAAACCGGTGGCCATTATCTATATCCGCCACCACGTTTTTTATATGTTCTAACTAACCAAGCGTTTGCGTATGCACTAGGGTACACGTCAAACTTCTTTTTAGCCTCTGCTTTTACTCTAGAGTACAAAGCTGGGTTAGTTGGCGTAGGGCCACTTTTCTTTTTAGATTTTTTCTTTTTTACCTTGCCGCCTTTTTTTAATTTTAAAGCACTTAAAGATTTAGCCTGACCTGCATGTAATTTACTGGCTTTTTTCAAACCTTTAATTACTTTTTTAACAATCTTTTTCCTGTCTTTGCTTTGTATTTTTTTAGGGTCTAAAGATTTAGCTTGACCTGCATGTAACTTACTGGCTTTTTTCAAACCTTTAATTACTTTGTCGACTACCTTCTTTCTACCTTTATTACCTATTCTAACTGCCATCTAGCACCTCCACCTTCGTCTAGCTTGTCTTAATCTTGAGTTTGGATTCTTTGCTGCTTTAGGGAACTTCTTCATCTGTCCAGCAGATCTAGCACAATACGACTTACGTCTTTTCGCTGCTTTGCTGCCTTTCTTTACTTTACCTGTTACAGCTGTTTTTAATTTACTCCCCGGGTTTAGTTTACGGTAGGCTTTGACGCCAGCCTTTGTCATACCTGCCCCTGACTTCGTAGGACGGAAGTTCTTCTTGTTCCTAGCAGGCATCTTTGCCTTTTTTCTAGGCATAAATAGTCTTCTTCCTACGACCTTTCATAACCTTACCACACCCTCGGTGGTTGCGTTTCTTGGTCGTTTTAGCTAACTGTGCTCTCGTAATTGCCATTTTATAAATATACCTGCGAACCTTTTTTAGTCTGTACAAAAACTGTACCAACTGATGCAGTTCCTTTCAAGCCTCGTTCTTCTTCTGGGGCTGCATCTATATTGTACCAGCCAAATCCTGTCCAAACCTGTAAAGAGTTTACAGTAGTATTCCATATAATACTTCCGGGATTAAAAATGGCGTTGTTTCTTTCCGTTGTTGTAAACTGATCGGTGTTGCTTGGATCAAACTCACCTAAGTTAATTTCTAATATTCTTATCAGACGATTGTATAAATCTACGCTTATCTCTGTGGTTGCAACCGGTAGTCTGGTTGGTAAAAGCTTGGCCATTACTTCTTGCCGTCAGGTCGTATGTCGTATCGCAATGCACCCAAACGCCAACCCACTCCTACATTACCGCTATCGCCGTCGTTAGATGCTATACGCACAGCAGCTTGTCTGCCTCTTGCTCGCATGTGTTCTTGTTGCGTTGACGGAGTAACCGTTGCGGTATTGTCCGTGGTCAGTGAATCACCGGGGAAGTTTCTTGTTTTGGTGACTATGTTTACATTAGAACTAGCATCATCGTCTAAAAATTTTATATCGGGTATTAGTCTACGTAAGAAGGCAAAGCTGTCGCCATCGCCTAAATCAAAATCAGAAGACTCTATAAACACACCCGTCATCTCTGCGCCGTCGTTATCAAAACCTTTTTCTTGTTCGTATAAGTATCCTCCAGAGACAGCTTGCGGATAACTTTCTATATTTGAGTCTAGCCAAGCAGTTCTGGACAGTTGACCGTAGTACCAAACTTTTTCTAGATAGTTGTAGATAACGTATCTGTCGACTTCATTAGAACTAGCCGACGGATAGAACCAACCCACTTCAGAGTGTTTGTTGTTAGTGAACGCGTTTATTTTATATGCTTGTCCTTGGTTTATATCGCTAAACACATAGTTTCTTACGCTGCACGGTAACTGTTGAACACTACCATTGTATAAATAGAAAGCATCGTAACTCATGTAATACACACCGTTAGGTCCAGTCACAGCTGCTTTCGGACCTATCAGTCCTGTTGATTCGTTTATTAAGTTAAGACCAAAAGTAAACGGCGGTCCTATAAACTGCATACTGTAGACAGACGTATCGGTAAAGATAACTATCTCCTGTCTTGATTTTACTGCGCCTATAATTAAAGATCCCGAAGACAATCTTAGCTCCCCAGCAGAGTTCGTGGTCCTTGTTTCAAAGTCCAACGGATTCTCTTGATCGCTAAACGCTATCAACATAGGATCAACCGATCCTGTTCTAACGTTACTAGTGTTAAGTGGATCCGCTCCTAAGACTATTAGGTGTCGGTCTGTTTCAGATGTCAAAACTTGTAATGCGGCTGTGGGCACTTGATTAGCTCCGGTAGCGTCAGATAGAGCTGTCGCTCTTGTCCCTGTGCCGTTGTTCTCTATCCAACGATAAATACCGCCCGCTCTAACGTTAAAGATTAAATCTTCTCCGTAGTTATCGTGAGTGTAAATTCTTAATTGATTTGCAGCAGACAAAGGCGTAGTCGAGCCCCAACCGCTAGACCCCCAACTGTTTGCTCCCCAACCTGTTGATGATACGTAGGCATCTAGTCCTGTGTTAATTTGATATGCTCCCACAACAGTGCCTTGTCCATTACCTGTGTCACTGCCGTTTGCAGTTACCGTACTGCCGCTAGTGTCTTTAGCGGTCACTGTGTATGTGTTACCGTCTGTTACAGAAGCTATTTGATATTCTTGATTGAGAACAGCAGCGGTAATGTTGCCGCCTAACGAAACTGCGCCAGAGAAAGTAACAAAATCATTTTGTACTGCTCCGTGACTGGTATCGGTAATCGTAAGAGTGGACGAACCGTTTGATGCAGAAAAAGCTATTTCATTGTTGCCTGTAGTATTTCTTATAGGCGTTACGTCATTAAAAGCATCGTTGTTCTCTACTATGTAATACTTTAAATGCGTGCCCATACCTAAGTATTTAGTACCCGCTAAAGATATAAAATTGTGTAGTGCTCTAGCTGTGCCTTGATAAGTAGCAGAGAGCAGCTTGGACCAACCGCCAAACTTCTCTGGTCTACCTGCACGGAACCTAACTAAATTACAATCAAACCACCCGCCTTCGTTATCATAAGCTGTCCCTTCTCTATTGATTCCGGGGTTGAATGTAGTCTTTTGTAAAGGCATAAAACGTTCCTCTCAACTAA